GAAGAATCATACTTTCAGTTGCAGATTAGAACAACAGGTCCTATCATACTATCCCTAAACCCAACCATTTCACCTTTTCATTGGATACGCCAGATGCAAGATTGTACACGTTACTTCACCACATATAAGAACAATCCCTATTTAGAGAAATCAGTTGTATATGCTATTGAAGAATTAAGAAGTAATAATCCTAAAGCTTGGTTGATATATGGACAAGGTCAGTATAGTGGTAACGATAGAGCTATATTCCAATTTGAACAATGTGAGTGGGTGCCCGAAGATGCAGAGTTTGTATGTTGGGGAATTGATTGGGGATTTGCACAAGACCCTACGGCATTAGTAGCTATCTTTAAGAATGGAAATAATGTTTACTTAGTTGAATCCCTATATGAGAAAGGAATGGTTACTAAAGATATTGCTGACCATTTAAGAAAGTGTGTGAATGGTAGAGAAGAAATATATGCAGATAGTGCAGACCCAAGAATGATAGAGGAGTTATATAGAGAAGGGTTTAATATAAAGCCCGTTACTAAAGGAAGGGATAGTATATCGTTTGGAATACAGGTAATGCAAGGATATAAGATACACATACCAAAAACATGTCAGAATCTAATCAATGAGTTTTATTCTTACCAATGGAGTATGGATAAGCATCAGCATGTAACGGATAGACCTGAAGGAGGATTGGACCATTTAATAGATGCAGCTCGTTATGGGTTTATGATGAAGCTAAGTAATAAAGCTACAGCTGTTGGGAAATATGTAATTAGAATAAAATAATGAAAAGATGTATAATAGTGCAAGGACCTGCTTATAGCAATTCCATATCACAAATAAGAGAATGTTGGGAAGGTTATGATGTTATCTATTCAACATGGGATGGATATCAAGGATTACACACAGACGATGAGATAGCAATATATTCTACGTTACCACAAAGTAATGGAGTAAAGAATCTAAATTATCAAAAGGTAAGTACATTAGCAGGATTAGAATTAGCCAAGCAGTTAGGATATGATAGAGCATTGAAATGGAGAAGTGATATGTGGACTAACAATGCTGCAGGACTTATAGATAGCTTTACTGATGGATACAATACATTTTGTTGGGTTGAGAGTGAAGGCGGATACCTTACTGATTATTGGATGGAGGATACAATAGATAACTTAATGAAGGTATGGGATATACAACCATCAGGCTCTTTCCCAGAAGCAGTTTTGACAAATAGAATAAAAGAGTTAGGGTGGATGGATAGAGTAAACTTAATCATTGATAAGCTAACACCTGAATTGGATATCTTTTGGAATACGGGCTATGGACCTTATTGGATGAATGTAGTAAATAATAGTGAAGAAACAATATACAAAAATAATATAACATGGAAAAAGAATTTGATGTAAACAATCCTACTACACAGGACTTTTTAGAAATGGCAACATATGTAGCTATGGCAGAGAAAAAGAATATAGAACTAATGAATGAGTTAAAGCAATCTAAAGCATATCTACTAGCTACTATCCAACAAAGGAATAGTTGTGAAGCTAAATATCAAAACCTATTAGCACAAAAGAGTATTCAAACAATAGATACAAAGGCTACGATAGTAACAAATGCTACTTTAATTAATCCAGAGCAATGGGCTGTACCTGAAGGGAGAGTATTAACAACACCAAACGAAAATAAAATATGAAAAAACAAATAAACATAACAGTACCTACCGATTGGTCAGCAGTAACGTTAAGACAATACCTTAAGCTATTGCAAGATTTAAAAACATATGGAGATACCGATGAAGGATATGCAGCTGCTCTCCTACACAACCTATGTAAGTTTCCACCTAAGTACTTATATAGTTTGGAAGCACCTGTGTTAGCTAAGATAAAGAATGATATAGTAGGGTTTATGAATAAAACTGATTTACCTCTACAAAGATTTATAATGATAGATGGTAAAGAATATGGATTTGAGCCTAACCTATCAAATATATCTTATGGTGCTTATTTGGATATTAGTAAATGGGATACGTTTCAAATAGATGATAATTGGGCTAAGATAATGAGCATACTATATAGACCTGTATTACATAAGACATCAGGCTTATATGAGATTAAAACATACGATGGGTATATAGATGATGGTAAGTTTTTAGATGTAACAATGGATATCCACTTTGGTTCTTTGTTTTTTTTTGTTCGTTTATTAACGGCCTTACCGAGCGCTACCCTGAATTGTTTGAAGGAGATGCCGGAAGTAGCTCCCCACATCAAATCAATTTTAGCAGAAAGTGGAAAAACTATGCAGCCCTTATCCAACTCGCCGGAGGAGATATCCGCAATATTGATGAAATCACTGACCTCCCATTAGAGAAGTGTTTATTGTTTTTAGCATATAATTCTGATTTAAATCAATTACAAAATCTAATTCAAAAAGAGATTATGAATAAGAGATAGATAGAATCCACTACTTTTGTTATATTGTTTGTTAAATAATTAAACCATAATAAATGCCAACACCAGCATATCTACAACGATTCAGTTCAACTACTGGAGTTTATATAGGCCCGACAAGAGGTAAATCAAGTCCAAAGAACAGCAGAAGAGCTTGTTTATGTTTAAACAGCAATACATACAGCCGTAAGTGTTGTAATGGAGCTTTACTACAACAAGGTATTGGTAACACTCAATCACCACCGGTAACGTTAGGAGGATTTAGTAATGGATTTAGTGGTGGTTTTAACGTACTATCATAAAGTAAAATTAATTAACATATATGTCTCAGTTAAATAAAACACAATTAGAGCAAGAAAACCAAAGTAGTTTCCCCAATAATAACAATGGGTTTATTACACCAACCTTATTAAGAGAATTCAATACTGATATTATTGATAGTACTGTCAATCAGGGAGTTTATAATGCAAACTCACAATCATTCTCAAGCTCAATAGCTGATTTACAAAACTTTAGTTCTTCATTGGATATGGCTTATGCTACCGATGCTCAATTGAACGCATCTTCATCAGCATTAACTGCTAACTTAAATGCATCATCTTCTATATTAACTGCTAACTTAAACGCATCATCTTCAATTCTACAAAGTGAGATTGATTTGAAAGCTGACATAAGTGGTGGTAATCAATTAGTAGGTAATCAATTTATAACAGGTGCAATATACATTAAGAGTGGTAACTCACAACATCAAATTGTAAATGGAGGTGGTAATGAGTTTGTATTAAACGCAGCTACAGGTGAAGGTATAGTATTACAAGCAGATGGAACTTTTAATGTTCAAGCAAATGATGCAGTAATAAACACATCATTAGCTGTTGGTGATTTATTTATAGCTCAGCAAGATGCAGAATTATCAGGTTCATTGAATATATCAGGCTCTACTAAAATCATAGGTAATACATCTATAACAGGTTCATTAGGAGTTTCTGATTCATTAATAACAAACGGGCAATTACAAATTAATGGTAATGTGAATATAGCTAGTGGCAGAACATTATTTGGTTCTAACATATCAGCATCATTTATATCAGCATCATACTATACAGCATCAGTTGAGGTTAGCTCACCATTATATAAGGGTGGCTCATTTAACTTAACTGGTAATTCAATCATATCAGGTTCATTGACAATTACTCAAAACTTAAATGTATTGGGTTCTGCATCGGTAAACTATATCACATCATCTCAAACAAACATTGGTTCAAATGTAATATCAGTTAATACTTCAACACCAGCAATTAGATTTGGTGGATTGAGTGTAATTAATTCTGGTTCAGTTCCAAACGAATCAGGTTCTATGTTTTATGATTCAGAAGACAATCAATGGATTTATATACACGCTGAACCTGGAGCAATAGTAACTTCATCAGTAGTTATTATGGGACCTGAAACATATACAAACATTGGTAACGAAACTGGAATAACTCAAAATAGATTAACAAAAGGAGTAAGTGCAAACGGACACAACATTGGTGATTCAAATATAACTGATGATGGTACGAATGTATCTATTAACTCTAATACAAAAATAACAGGCTCTTTACAAATATCAAATGGTATTACTGGTTCTTTATCAGTAAGTGGTGGATTGAGTGTAGCAGGTAATTTTACTGCATCATTAAGAGATGGATATGTTTGGGTTGGTGTTAATGGAACTAATGGTTTAGTACCTACATCATCTTTTGCAGATAGTAGTCTTACAGGTTCAGTAAATTCATTAAACTCTAAAACAGGTTCATACGCAACAACTGGTTCAAATACATTTAAAGCATCTCAGGTTATTTCTGGAAGTTTAGATATTCAAAACGCATTAACTGCATCATTACCTTCGGGTTATGTTTGGGTAGGTGGAGCAAATGGTAGAACACAATTAATTTTAACATCTTCAATACAGGGTGTACAATTTCCATTCTCTGGTTCAGCTGAAATAACAGGTTCATTAAAACTAACAGGTTCATTATCAATAACTGGAAGCATACCAACAATACAAAACGCTGGAACTACTGGTTCAATCGTATCTACATTAGGTGATACATTTACGGATGTACCTGCTGGATTTAAGATTGTAACTTTAACATCAGCATCATACGCATCAATACCATTAAGAGACCCTAATACATTATATTTCATAACCGGTTCATTACCTTATGGTTCTTCTGGAACTGCAGGTTCATCGGGAACGTCTGGAACTTCAGGTACATCAGGTACTTCTGGAACAAGTGGTGTTAATGGTTCAAATGGTTCAAATGGTACATCGGGCACAAGTGGCACATCAGGTACATCGGGCACAAGTGGCACATCAGGTACTTCTGGATTAACAATACCGGGAGCAAATGGTACATCAGGTACTTCAGGTACTTCAGGTGTAAGTGGTACAAATGGTTTGACTGGAACTTCAGGTACATCTGGCATAAATGGAACATCGGGTACTTCAGGTACTTCTGGTACATCAGGTTTAACTGGTGACAAATACGCAAGTACATCAGTAACATCAATATCAATAGGTTCAATTGGTAATAGTAGAACAATAACAATCAGTACAGGTCTTCAATGGACATTTGGACAAGGTTGTGTTGTAGCATTTGATGCATCAAACTATATGGAAGGTACGGTAAGTTCATATGATTCTATTACAGGTTCATTTACATTTACAATTACAGCAGTAGTAGGTAGTGGTACTTATTCTGCATGGTCAGTTAATGTACAGGGTGCAACTGGAGTAGCAGGTACATCAGGCACTTCAGGTACTTCATTCCTTCCAACTTATATTGGTAACGTATCAATCACAGGTTCAGTAAACGTATTAGGTTCAATAGGAGTACAAGTAGGAACTGAATCAGGTTCAGTAGTGGACAATAGAAACGATACATACCCATCAGTACCTAGAATTGAACACATAGTAACCCTAACTGAAGCAGAATACGCAGGATTAGCAGTACCTGATGTGAATACACTTTACATTATATCAGGTTCAAACATAGTAGATACTGCATTTCCTTTCACTGGTTCAGCACAAATAACAGGCTCATTGG